GGAGAGCGTGCAGGTCCTCGCCGCGGTCAAATACGTTCCGCTCGACGAGCTGGGGGTGCTGGCCGAGGCCGGCCTGACCCTGCTGGGGGAGAACCGCGCACAGGACCTGGTGGCCAAGGCCGAGGCGCATCCCTACCAGCCCCTCAGCGAGGAGGCCCTCACCGGCGTCCTTGCCTCGATGCAGCCGTTCTACGAGTTGTTTACGAAGGCCGTCGGCCGCGCCCGCGGCGTGTCCGCGAAGGACGTAAAGGACGGCTACGGCCAGGGCCGCGTGCTCGCGGCGGTGCCCGCGAAGGCCGCCGGCATGGTCGACCGCATCGAATCGCTTTCCGACGTCATCGCACGGCTCTCGTCTCCTCAGGGACGCAAGGCCGTGCTGTCCGCGCAGTCACCCAGTGCAACGGGAGAGACCACGGTCCAGGAGCCGACATTGGCCACGACCCAGGAGTCCGCTCGAGCGCTCTGGCGGGAGCTGCTCACCGCAGACCTCAACACCCTGGAGTAACGCAAATGAACGTGACCGGTAAGAAGGCCAAGCTCGAGTCCGAGCTGAAGGAAGCCACCTCGCAGGCCAAGGCGCTCATGACGACCGCCGAGAAGGAGAACCGCGAGCTCAGCGCCGAGGAACGCGCGAAGGTGCAGGGGCACCTCGACGAGGCCAAGACGCTGAAGGGACAGATCGAGCGCATCGACGGCGACGTCGAGATGCGCAAGCAGCTCGACGCGCTCCAGCCGAAGGAGCCGGCCGCGGCCGCCCCCGGCGAGACCCGCGAGCACGGCAAGGTCCTGTCGCTCGGCCAGGCGTTCGTGAAGTCGGAGATGTTCGCCGCGCTCAAGGCGGGCCGTCACCGCAATGCGGGCTTCACCGCGTCGGGCGAGTTCCTCGAGTTCGGCGCGACGACCCTCGACGAGAGCACCGGCTCCGGCGGCAAGCTCGTGCTGCCCGACTACCAGCAGGGGATCCTGCCGGTGCTGTTCCGGCAGATCCGCATCACCGACATGATCGCGCCCGGCACGACCGACAGCAACACGATCGAATACATGCAGGAAACGACCGCCACCAACGCCGCGGCGGCGCGCGCCGAGGGCGCGGCGGCGGCGGAATCGACGCTGGTGTACACGCGTGTCGCTGAGACCGTGCGCTCGATCGACACGATGCTGCCGGTGACGAACGAAATGGCCGAGGACCAGGGCCAGATCATGTCGTTCATCGATGGCCGGTTGCGGCTGTTCGTCGATCTGACGACCGAGGACCAGCTCCTCAACGGCGACGGCACCGGTGTCAATCTGACCGGGCTGCTCAACCGCGCGAATCTCGCCGCGGCGCAGGCGCGCGGCGCCGACACGAACGCCGACGCCATCTTCAAGCAGATCATGGCGATCCTCACGTCCTCGTTCGTGATGCCCGAGGGCGTCGCGATCAACCCCGCGAACTGGACGACGATCGTCCTGCAGAAGGACGGCAACGGCCAGTACTACGGCTCCGGTCCCTTCCAGGCGCTGCAGACGCCGGTCCTCTGGGGCCTGCCCGCGTCGGTGACGCCGGCGATCGTCGCCAACACGGCGCTGGTCGGTGCCTACCGGTCGTGCGCGCAGCGGTTCGAGCGCCGCGGCGTCAGCATCTCGGCGAGCAACAGCCACAGCGACTACTTCGCCAAGCGCATCGTCGCGCTGCTCGCCGGGCGTCGCATCGGGCTGGCCGTCTACCGGCCGGGCGCGTTCGGCAAGGTGACCGGCCTCAACTAAACGACATCGGGGCAGGTGGAGCATGTTCGACCTCTGGGACGATCCGGGGCCGTGTCCCGTATGTGGCGCCGCCCACTCCACCTGTCCTGGTGATCGCGATAGCGCCGGCATCGGTACGAGCCGCGGCGTGATCGTGATTCGCCAACTGCCGGCGCGCGACGCCAGTGCGTCGACGTCGGAACTCACCGAGTCGACGTCGGCGCCTGCAGCGGCGCCGGCGCCGACTCGCAAACGAGGAGCGCGACCTATTCGGCGGCCGGGAATGGCTGCCCAGAAAGACGGACATGGCACAGGGAATCGGGGTTCCAGTTCACAAGCGTGACGGCGGCCGCGCGCTGATCGTCGATCGCGCGAACAGCGGCATCGTCGCCGGCGGCGCGGTCCTGCAGCACATCCGCAAGCGGTGTACCGTCGCCGAGATCAACGCGGGCGTGGAGCTGCTCGCGGCGCCAGGCGCCGGGTTCGCCTATCGGATCGTCGATGCGTCGATGATCGCGATCGGCGGCGCCGCGTCGGGTGCGACGACCGTCGACATTCTGGCGACGCTCGCGACGGCGTCGCGCAAGCTGGTGGCGGCGGCGATCGCCGGCCTGACGCAGAGCGCCGTGCTCCGCGCCGGCGCCGCGAACGCGACCGTCCTGGCGGATGGCGCGTCCTTCACGGTAAACGACGCGAACACGGCGATCACCGTCGCCAAGACCGGCAGCGCGCTCGCGACCGCGACGCACGTCGACGTGTCGGTCTCGTACGTCATCGACGAGGTGTAGTCCCGGTGCCACCGTACTGGTCGGTGACGGTCGTCGAGGGTCCAGACGGGACTCCATTGACGCTCGCGCAGGCCAAGGCGCAGTGCACCGTCGACACCGACGTCACGGCCGATGACACGTTGATCCAGGGCTATTTGCCGGTGGCGGCGGAGCTCGTCGAGTCGAGAAGCGAGCGGGCCCTGATGCTGCAGACGTGCGTCTACGAGGCCAGCGGGTTTCCCGATGACGGCGACGCGATCGTGGTGCCGCGTCCGCCGCTCCAGGACGTGACGTCGGTGCAGTACCGGGACACGGCCGGCGTGCTGCAGACGTGGGACCCGAGCCAGTACCGGGTGATCACGACGGGGCGGTTCGGACGCATCGTGCCGGCCCACGGCGTGTGTTACCCCTGCACCGAGGACGCGCCTGACGCGGTCGTCATCGAGTTCGTGTGCGGCTACGCGGACCCAGCGGCTATTCCCTCCCGGTATCAGCACGCGCAGCTGATGCTCATCGCGCATTGGTACGCGAACCGTGAGGCCGTCACCGCCGACACCGTGCACGACGTGCCGCTTGGGTTCGAGGCGTTGATCGGCGCGCCGGCGCGCGTCGATCCACTCTGCTGATGGCTGGCGCTGGCGATCTCCGCGAACGCCTGGTCATCCAGGAGAACGTCTGGCCGGCGATCGCCGTGGCGATCACGCGCGTGGGCACCACGGCGACCGCGACCAGCTCGATCGCGCACGACTACGTCACGGGGGACTACGTGACGGTGGCTGGCGCGACGCCGTCAGGGTACAACGGCCGGTTCCCGGTCACCGTGACGGGGCCGACCACGTTCACCTACGTCGTCGACGGCGCCCTCGTGACGCCGGCGACGGGCACGGTGACCACCACGTTTGCGATGGATGCCCACGGGGCCCGCCGGGACCGCTGGTCGACGAAGACGACGATTCGGGCGCAGCTGCTCCCGAAGGGCGCGAACGAGCGGCTGCAGCAGGCCACGGTCGTGTCGCAGGTCGACCTGCGGTTCAAGGTCCGACGCCGAGGCGACATCACGACGGCCATGCGCGCGAGCTGGCGTCCGAGCTGGCCCGGCGGCCAGGCGCAGACGCTGGAGATTCACGGCGTACTGCCGTTCGGTGACGGGCGTCAGTGGATGGCGCTCGAGTGCGGCGAGGTGGCGACCGTATGACGTATCAGGCGCTCGACGCGGTGAGCGCGGCCGTCTACACGGCGCTCAACGTGCCGGCGGTGACGGCGCTGGCGACTGGCGGCGTCTCCGACGACCCGTCACAGGGCACGGTCTTTCCGTTTATCTGGTTCGAGGTCCGGATGTCGAACGTCGGAGGCCTCGGGTCCGGCGAGCTGCGCGAGGTCGAGGTCGTCGTCCACAGCTTCACGAAGGGGAACGGGCTTCGGCCGACACAGCAGCTCGACGCGCAGGCGCAGGCGCAGCTGACGCATCAGCAGCTGGTCATCAGTGGCTACGAACACTGCGCGAGCGTGTTCTATGACGACACGGTGTCCGTGCCTGTCAGTGAGTTGAACGGCGAGAAGGTGCACGAGGTGGTCTCGAGCTTTCGCCTGGTCGTGCAGGGAGCGTGACATGGGACTGGTGAAGCAGGTGGCGCAAGGGCTCACGGACCGGTTGCTCGATCGGCTCGATCGCGCCGCGGCCGCGCGCTCGAGCGCGGAGGCGTGCCCGTCCTGCGGCGCCGGGCCGGAGCGGCGCATCGAGTCCAACGGCTTCGGCGCGACGTTCGAGCGGATTTGCGGCGCCTGCGGCCACAGCTTTGGTGAGGAATCCCGATGACCTATCGCGTGTTGCCGAAGACCGGCCCGGACCACAGCATCGCCTATCCGATCGGCGCGGCGTTCGCGCGGATCCTGGCGGCGCCGGCGGGCAGTGAGGAGCGCGCCCGCATCCGCGAAGAGGAAGCGGCGGCCGGAGGTATCAAGGTCGCGCGCGCCGGCGACGTCGTCGACGACCTCCCGCAGACGAGCGTCGATGCGCTCCTCGAGGGCGGGGACATCGAGCGCGTGGTCGACGTCGACCCGCGCGACGAGAGCGAGGAGTTGTAAATGGCCAAGTTCGGCGGAGCCGATGCGGCGTTCTTCCTGATCGACGGCTACTCCGTCCTCGGCGTGGTGACGGAGATCGCCGACGAGCAGGAAGTCGTCACCGAGGATGCCAAGCCGCTCGGGTCGAAGTATCCGAAGCCGACACCGACAGGCGACCTGCTCGCGACGCTGTCGCAGAGCGGGTTCTTCGACGACGCGACCGACAGCATCAACGATGCGCTGAGCGGTCAGCAGGGCACCGCGCGCGTCGTGAACTACGGCTTCGAGGGCAACACCAAGGGCAAGACCTGCGTCGGCCTGTCGGGATCCTACGCCAGCAAGTACACGCGCGTGATCTCGAAGGGCCAGCTGCACAAGGCGAACGCCAGCTACTCCATCGCCGGCGTCGTCGAGCGGCCGCTGATCCTGCACGAGCTCGCCGCCGAGGCCGGAGACGGGAACACCGAGGGCGCCGGCTCGCAAGACGGCGGCGCGAGCTCGGCGAACGGGGGA